GTTTCAATATTAGTTACAGCTCTAAATAGCTGCTGATATTGAACCCGTGAAATAGCTTGACCCAGACAAGGTAAATAATGCTGAGGCAATGAAAACCCATAATAATCAATAATGGTACCCACAGGAACTACCGGATAAGCATTGTGATAAATATGATCAATTTGCCTGGCTTCAGACTCTTGATCATAATCGATATTACTAATACTTGTTTGACCTGTGTAAGCGACCATCACACTTGTAATATCAATCTCTATGCTCGTGGGTAAATCGAAGAAAATGTCTACATAAGCATTTGGAAATGTATCGGCGCTATTGGATATCGCAATAAGTCCAGTGCTTCCTGAAAATT